TGGTTCGTCATGCTCCGATGGCAGCTGGTGTCGTTAAGGCAGAGATGGAGCTCCGTATCAATACTTCTCAGGAGAATGGCTACATGAACGGCTCAGGAACCGCACAACCCTTGGGTGTTTTCACTGCTAGCGCGAACGGAATCTCCACCGGTAGGGATATCTCTGATGGAAACACTGCCACCGAAGTCACCTTCGACGGTCTGCAGAATGCGAAGTACAACGTGAAGCAGCAGTACATGAACAAGGCTTCCTGGGTGCTGCACCGTGACTTGGCCAAGATGCTCGCGAAAATCAAAGATGCTGACGGTCAGTACATCTGGCAGGGATCAGTTGTGAACGGACAGCCAGACAGACTTCTGGGCGCGTCTGTGTTTATGTCCGAGTACGCGCCTAGCACTTTCACCACAGGCCAGTACGTTGCCATGTTTGGCGACTTCCAACACTACTGGTTCTGTGACGCTGATGCGCTTGAGCTGCAGGTACTTAGGGAATTGTATGCCGTCAACAACCAGATCGGTTACCTGGTCGGATACTTTGGCGATGGTATGCCGGTTCTTGAAGAGGCGTTCAGCCGCGTGAAACTAGGTTAATTGGTGTCGGGAGCCCTTCGGGGCTCCCCTTTTAAGGAGTTAAGAAGATGAATCTATTTGTAAGAGAAACAGACGGTACCGAAAAGAACTGCCTTGTGAACGGCTTGAGCATCATCGCCGGTGGTACAGGAATCGCGGATCTGGTGTTGGGAGCTCCTCAACCTGGAGCGAAAGCGACGATTCGCCTGGCCAGCATAACTAGCGGCACGGTCGTAGTCACCTGCGCCGCGGGCACGAGTGTGGACGGCACGAACAACACCATGACTTTCGACACAGCTGAAGAGGGTATCGATCTTGTCTACAAGGACCATGATGAGTGGGCGATTGCACGCAATGAGGGTGTGGCGCTTAGCGCTGTTTAGAAAGGAGTAATCTATGAGAATTAGACTTTTATCCAGGCATGCCAGTCCCTTAGGTAATTTCGCAGTGGGGGAAGAGCTCGATGTGCCTACAGAAGAGGCAAAGCAGCTGCTTGAAGGCAAGTATGCCGAGGCTTTGGAGCCGCTCCCCGAAGAAGAGGGATCGACTGAACTTGAGGACATGACAGTTGCGCAGATGAAAAGCTTGGCCGATGACCTGGAGTTGGAGTATGGCAGCAAGATCAAAAAGCCTGAACTTCAGGAACTGATTGAGAATTTTCTGGCTGAGAACGCGAATCCTGATGAGGGCGGCGACAAGGGGCCAGGCGCAGACGAAGAGTAGGTGATGAAAAATGGTAGTCGTAAAGACAGAATCGGCAATCGAACCGATCACCCTGGAAGAATCGAAACTGCAGCTCAGAGTCGACTATGACGATGACGACGCCCTGATCACCAGAATGATCAAAGCGGCCAGGGAATACTGTGAGGGATGGACAGGCCGGTCATTCGTGGATAAAACGCTTGAGCACTATCTGTATAGTTTTCCGTTAGAGAACTTTATTCGACTGCCACATCAACCTGTGACCGCAATTAGCTCCGTGGCATACAAGGATTCTGATGGAGTGGACCACAGCATGAGCGAGGGGACGGATTACCTGGACGACATTGATGGCGGCCATGTGGCCCTCCCTTACAGTGGCAGCTGGCCAAGTGTCACACTTTATCCTGTAAACCCGATCAAGATCAATTATGCGGTCGGCAGCACAATCCCAGAGACAGTGAAACAAGCGATCCATTTGCTGATAGGGCACTGGTACGAGAACCGCGAGGCGGTCATGGTCGGCACAATCACCAAAGAAATCGAGTTTTCGGTCCATGCATTACTCAGCCAGCACCGTGATCGGTGGTGGGATTAGATGAGAGCAGGCGAACTGAACCAGCGGATCACCATCCAGTATGACAGTAGCGATACGCCAAACTCATACAACGAGCAGATTCCGATCTGGTCGGATTTAAAGACAGTCTGGGCGTCGGTGGCTACTACCGGTGGCGGCAGGTTCTATGCTGCCCAGAAGGTGAATTCCGAGGTAGAGGTTCTGTTCATTATCAGGCATAGGACTGACATCGATGAGGATATGCGCATCAGCTATGGCGGTAAGACCTACGAGATTCTCCGATTGAATCCGGTCGACGGTGCCAGACGGGAGATTGAGATCCTCGCCAGGGAGGTGCAGGAGCAATGAGTGTGCAGTTCAAGTTCGAGGGCATGGATGAGTTTGAAGCTCTGGTCAAGGAGATTGGAGAATTCCCTGAGAAGGTTGTCACTCCCTCTGCCAGAGCTGGAGCTATGATTGCTTTGAAGGCAGCCCAGGATAATGCTCCTGGAGGACCAGACACATCCGGAAACCTGAAGAAGGGAATCATCCTTAAGGGTGAACGCAAGCGCACCAGGGGGAAAAAGGTCTACGACGTAATGATGGATCCTAAGATGACCGATATCTTCAGGAAGAAAGGCAAGACGAAGGACGCCTATTACCCGTCATCAATGGAGTTTGGCTTCATCACCAAGAACGGTAAAAAGGTTCCTGGAACGCATTTCCTGCGTAATGCTTTGGATAACAATGCTGATGCCATTGCTGCAAAAGTATTCGAAAAGTTGCTGGCCAAGCTCGATAAGCTGGCAGCGAAGAAGTAGGTGGTTGCATGAATTTTGAAGAAGGCCTGGTGGTTGAACTGCTGGCCATAACAGAGCTGAATAACCGTGTATATCCTCTACATGCTAAACCAAGGATCAAACCTCCATATCTGATTTTCGAAATCGGAGACAGGCAGGAGGACCGAACCCATGACGGGTATGAGGACTATGGACAACAACGGTGTACGTTGGACCTTCTCTGCAAGAGCTACGCGGAACTGCAGACAGTAGCACCACTGGTCGAGGCCAAGGTAAAAAGCATAGTGCATAAGCAAGTCGGTGAATCCGGGCCATTTATCCAGAATTTAGAATTTGAGGAGTACAACCCGGAGATGTATGAAGAACAAGTGAAGCTGTATAGAAAGGTGATTGAGTTCATCGTATTTTACTAGGAGGCGATACATATGAGTAGTTCTTTTGGAACAATATTGAAAATCACAACGAATGCCGTGGCGAAGCTTAAAAGCGTCGGCGGTATTAATATCACAAGAGGGGTAGTCGATGTGACTACCCATGACAGCGCAGACGAATACAGGGAGTATATCGCTGGGCTGAAGGATGGAGGCGAGGTCTCTATGTCAGGCACCTTGGTGCCAACAGACACCGATGGGCAGAACGCCCTGCCGGCAGCTCTGGAAAGCGGGGCTGTGACGGCGTTCGCAATCGTGTTTCCCACAGTAATCGGGTACACATGGAGCTTCAATGGTATCGTTACATCTTTTGCGACCACCCAGGCTGACATCGAAGGTGACGTGGGAATGGAAGCGAAAATCAAGGTGAGTGGCAAGCCGACCCTGGCAGCGACGGTATAGGTGATATGAGATGAAAAATTATGTACCGATCAAGCTAGACAAGACTAGAAACCTTCGGTATTCCCTGAAAGCACTCTCTCGTATTGAAGATGAGCTGGGATGCAGTATTGCTGGTGTTGATTTCTCCAATGTTTCAATCAAGCAGATTATCACATTCATCTGGGCGGGTTTGATCCACGAAGATAAGTACCTGTCTGTGGATGATGTGATGGACCTGTTGGATGATGATATTTCATTGGATGAGCTTATGAAGAAGGTGACAGAGGCGATGGATGCTGCCATGAATAGCATGGGAGCCTCCGGAAAAAAGTCCACTCCGACACCACGAAAAAAAAGGAAAAAATAGACCTGAGTCGCGTCATTGAGAACGCGGCTTTTCTAGGTCTGAAACCGGCTGAGGTGTTGGATCTTACGCCAAGGGAGTTTGATGCATATTCCGACGGTGTACTTAAGAGAAGAGACTCGGAAACGATTCTTTTTTATAAACATGCATCATGGACTGCAGCTTGGTCGAGTGGAAAGAAACCGGAACGATTGGAAGGGCTGCTGTATACGAAACGAATGCCTAAGGATATGACCGACGATGAGATGTTTGCACAAGTGAAAGCATTGCACGCAATTTATGGAGGTGAGTAGATGCCTATTGTACGGAACCTGATGCTCAGGGCAGGTGCTGACTTCAGCGACCTGGAGAAGAAATTTCAAACTCTGCAGCGGAAGATGAAGAAGTGGGGCAGAAGCTTGGCAGATATGGGCCGAGCATTCACAACTCACCTCACCATGCCGATACTTGGTGCTGGTGCAGCCTCCATAAAGTATGCCTCTGATATGCAGGAATCTATGAACAAGGTTGAGGTGGCCTTCGGACAGAATTCCGACAAAGTGAAGGAGTGGAGCAAGAGTACTCTGAAGTCAATTGGTCTCGCTCAGGGAAGCTCTCTGGACATGGCTGCGATGTTTGGCGACATGGCTACCAGTATGAAGCTGCCGCTTGATGCGGCGACGGATATGAGTATGTCGATGGTCGGTCTGGCCGGGGATCTGGCATCTTTCAAGAACATCGGAATAGATGAGGCTCAGACGGCATTGGCCGGAATCTTCACGGGAGAGACAGAATCCCTTAAGAAGCTTGGGTATGTTATGACCCAGGCTAATCTTAATGCTTTCGCTTTGGCTCAGGGAATTAATAAGACAACCAAGGAAATGACTCAGGCCGAGCTGGTACAGCTGCGCTATGCCTACATAATGGATCTGAGCTCAAATGCGCATGGTGATTTCGAACGCACCGGCGGTGGAGCTGCAAACCAGATGCGAGTATTCACTGAGTCGCTCAAGGAACTTGCTGCGGCCTTCGGAGAAATTCTTCTTCCGAAGTTCACTGAAATTATAACCGCGATCAACGAGAAGATACAGGCGATAGCCAACTTGGATGAAGAAACCAAGAAGATGATCGTGAAGCTGGCCATGTTTGCAGCAGCCATCGGCCCGGTTCTTCTTGGACTTTCGAAAGTCCTGGCGATTGCCAGTGGCATGCCTGGAAAACTCAAGCTAGTGGGTGCCGCATTTAAACTTATGACCGGTCCAGTCGGATTGGTTGTAGCAGCCATTGCTGCGCTGGTCCTAGGTGTCATTAACTTGTTCCAGACGAATGATGAGTTCAGGAGCAATGTGATTGCTCTCTGGCAGGACATTGGGGATAGTATCGGTTTTGTCGTCCAGACCATTGTGGATTTCTTTTCATGGGGCTGGGATCTCATTGACGATATAGTAGCCGGCCATTTGGTCACCATGATGGCGCAACTGAGAAACTTCGCCACAATTATAGAGCAGATATTCAAAATCATCAAAGCTGTAATCACTGGGCAGTGGGGAGAAGCCTGGGAATCTGTGAAGGAGATAGGACGCGCTGTCTGGGATTCCATCCTGCGGATCATTGAGAATGGGGTCAACAGCATGATTCGGTTCGTAAACGTAATCATTAGGGAGATCAACAAGGTAAGGGCACAGCACGGTATTGAACCACTGGACGAATTCGAGGAAGTAGAACTTGTTCAAGAAGACAAGCCTGGTAAACAGGAAATTGGCGCATGGGGATCTGGACATGATCCGACAGCAAAACCCGACGATTCTATACCTACGGGTGAATACAGCGGATCCGGAGGTGGTAGTTCGTATATGCCATCATTTGGCGGTGGTACGGGTAGCTCCTCTGGGACTGGTAAAGCTGCAGAAGACGAAGAGGATCCTGGTGAAAAAGGCATCACCCTCAAGGAACTGGTGAATGCCGAGATCATGGCAAAGTTGGAGAGGACTCTTGCCGAAAAGGGTGACATTTCAAACACTGATATTACCACTGATATGCTGAACGCCATGAAGGAAGTTGAGAATAATCCAGCAGCCAGTCAGGAAAGCAAGGTTATGACTGTCAACCAGTACTACGACATCAAGACAACCGTAGATGAGGATGAAATGGCGAACATAAACAAGCAAGGGAATATGGACCTTGCGTATGAATTGGGGTTGTAGATCATGAGTGAAGAACTGAAAATCATCAATCCCTACGGGGATGAATTGGACCTCATGCCGCAGAACGAGTACCGCCTGCTGAACTTTGGTGATGTTGGTGGTGTCGAATATAACATAGTCACAAGCAAAGGCTACTTGCAAAGGGGCATCAGCGTGAACCAGAAGACCCTGGGATCTAAGCTCTGGGGGCTCACGATTGGGATCACCGGTACGACAGAGACATCATATCTTAGCAAACGGGCTGACTTCTGCCG